TTCCTCAGAAAGATGATTCCTTTGTCAAGTTTGGTAATTTCGGTGATATTAAAAAAATTGTTGACTCCCGTCTTTTCTATCCGACGTTCATTACTGGTCTCTCTGGCAACGGTAAAACGTTCAGCGTGGAGCAAGCATGTGCCCAACTCGGACGAGAACTGATCCGTGTAAACATTACTATTGAAACTGATGAAGATGATCTCATTGGCGGCTTCCGCCTTGTTGATGGTGCCACAGTCTGGCACAATGGTCCCGTTGTGGAAGCCCTCCAACGAGGTGCCATCTTGCTTCTTGACGAAATCGACCTTGCTTCAAACAAAATCCTTTGCCTCCAATCAATCCTGGAAGGGAAGGGAGTCTTCCTCAAGAAAATTGGCAAGTTCGTTACGCCCGCCGAAGGTTTCCAGATCTTCGCAACGGCAAACACAAAAGGCAAAGGGTCCGATGATGGTCGATTTATTGGGACTAACGTGCTCAATGAAGCTTTCCTAGAGCGTTTCCCTGTAACCTTCGAGCAAGAATATCCCTCTCCTGCCACTGAGAATAAGATTCTCAGCAAAGTTGGTGCTGAACTTGGTCTTGCTGATACTGATTTCTACAAGCGTCTTTCTGATTGGGCAGACATCATTCGCAAGACCTTCTATGATGGTGGTATTGAGGAAATCATCAGCACCCGTCGCCTGGTCCATATCATTCGCGCATATTCAATCTTCCAAGACAAAGCGAAAGCAATTCAAGTGTGCGTGAATCGCTTTGATGATGAAACCAAACAAGCATTCCTTGAACTGTATGACAAAGTTGACGCCGACTTCCAACTCCCTGTGGATGGAGTACAAGAAGCTCCTTTTTAATACCTTCCCTGATCTAGAAAACATTGGAGATTGGGCAGACTGGGAGGAAAACAACACCTCCCTTTCCGCCAAACTCTACAACAGCAAATACATCATCAAGTCTAGAGAAGTTGAGATCTGGGATCAGAAGTCTTGCATCTACAACAACATCATCTATCCAAAGACAGGAGAGAGTCTACCTTGCTTTGGAATGGACTTGATGGGTTTCTTTGATAAGAAAGTCATTATCGTATTTGACTTTCAGCACCCAGTAGAAAACTATTTGTTCTCTCACCCAGATCTACCTAAGGCAGAAGGAACATTTAGATTCTTTGAACCTGGCAATCATTTCTCTGAAAACGTGTTCGTTCGCAAATGCACGATGGATCAAGTTAATGATTACCTTGATGACTTTGCTGCCTATTTACAAGCATACAAAGAAATGCTAGAATTAAAAAAACCTAGTGGGTTTGCTGTTCATTCTACTTACGGGGATTTCGACAAATATATGAAACGCCTGGATCCTGTAAGTGGATATCTTTCCAGCAAGTTTGGAAAGGAAAAAGCAGAATCACTTGTCAATGATTTCCTTTTCTGCTATGGTTAATTCCTGGTCTCTACTTTATGATGAACTACAAATGGATGAAAACACTTTGAATCTTGATATGACTGATATTATCAAACAATCTCCCAGTATTCCTTGGAAATACAACGAAGAAGAAATTGTAAAAGAACTTCTTGAGTATATTCGTGGAACTTACAACGCTCACTACTCTGCTGGTGACAACAAAATTCAGACACTTGATCTGATTGAAGCGTGTGGTGATGGTGAAGCATTCTGCCGCTCTAATATTCTCAAGTATGCTTCTCGCTATGATAAGAAAGGCACCGCACGTCGTGATCTCATGAAGATCATGCACTATGCTGTTCTTCTGATGCATTTTAATGACAAGAACGCTCAGCGTGAAGAATACCCCAATCGATGAAACTCAAACCCAAAACTATGAAACTGTCTGACAACACTCTGACCATTCTCAAGAACTTTGCTGGCATTAACAACTCGATTCTGGTAAAGGGCGGAACTCGTCTCCGCACTATCTCTGTTGCTAAAAATATTCTGGCAGAAGCAGACATCACTGAAGAGTTTCCTCGTGATTTTGCCATTTATGATCTCAACCAGTTTCTCAATGGTTTGAGTCTTCACCAGGATCCTGATCTCGATTTTCAACAGGATTCTTACCTCAGCATCAAAGAAGGTAAGCGCCGTGTGAAGTATTTCTTCGCAGATCCTAATGTCATCATTGCTCCTCCTGAGAAAGAAATCAATCTTCCTTCGAAAGATGTTTGTTTCCAATTGGATAGTGCCTCTTTGGAGAAACTGGTGAAGGCAGCACAAGTTTATCAACTCCCTGATCTCTCTGCTATTGGTGAGGCAGGTGTGATCAAACTGGTGGTGCGCGATAAGAAGAACGATACTTCTAACGAGTATGCCATCGTTGTTGGTGAAACTGATAAAGAGTTCTCTTTCAACTTTAAGGTTGAAAACATCAAGATCATTCCTGGTGCTTACGACGTGGTTGTGTCATCTAAACTTCTGTCACAATTCACGAACACCAAGTATAATCTGAAGTATTATATTGCTCTGGAACCCGATTCTACTTTTGAATGAACATCTTTGTTACTTCTCCTGACCCTTTTGCATCTGCTAAGGTCCTTCCCGACAAACACATTGTCAAGATGCCCTTAGAATGCTGTCAGATGCTTGCTATTGTGGCATCTGAAAAGTGGGGTCATGGATTTGGCACTCTTCCCAAAGCAGACGGCACGCCTTATGCTACGGAGAAGGGTGCTTTTCGTAATCACCCTTGCACTAAGTGGGCATCAGAGTATGTCAATAATTGGAGGTGGTTGATTACACATGGAATTGCTCTATGTGATGAGTATTATTTGAGGTATGGAAAAAAGCACACATGTTATAATACTCTTGTAGAAGCATCAAAGATTTTTCCTTGTGCTGATCCACAGGGTCGTAGTGGCAAAGAGACAACTCCCTTTGTTTTTGCGGGACCTGATGAGTTCAAGAATGACAAGAGTATTGACATCTTTACTGCCTATAAGCGGTATATTGCATCTAAACCTTGGGTTGCAGATAATTATCTTCGCATTCCTGAGCGTAAACCTGATTGGATTTGATTATGAGTGATTTTATTTGGGTTGAGAAATATCGCCCCAAAACTATTGAAGAATGTATTCTCCCTGAGGCAACTAAAAAAACCTTTCAGGAGTTTCTAAATAAGGGCGAAATCCCCAATATGCTTCTTGCTGGTCCTCCAGGTATTGGTAAGACCACGGTTGCAAAAGCACTGTGTAATGAACTTGGAGCAGATGTATATGTCATCAATGGATCCGACGAGGGTAGATTCCTCGATACTGTCCGAAACAATGCGAAAAACTTCGCTTCGACCGTCTCACTTACTTCGGATTCTAAACACAAAGTCATCATCATTGATGAGGCAGATAACACATCCAACGATGTACAACTCCTCCTACGGGCGTTTATTGAGGAGTTTGCTGGGAACTGTCGATTCATCTTCACTTGTAACTACAAGAACAAGATTCTCGAACCTCTCCATTCCCGCTGCGCCGTCGTGGACTTCTCCATCAAAGGAAAGGATCGTCAAACCATTGCAGCACAGTTCTTCAAACGCCTTAAAGAAATCTTGGCTGCAGAAGGTATTGAATCTGATAACAAGGTCCTGGTAGAACTTGTCAACAAACACTTCCCCGATTGGCGGCGAGTGTTGAACGAATGTCAGCGATATTCTGTTAGTGGAAAGATTGACTCTGGCATTCTTGCTACGTTCTCTGATGTTGCTGTAAATGAACTGGTCAAAAATCTCAAGACTAAGAACTTTGCTGAGGTCCGAAAGTGGATCGTTAGTAATTTGGACAATGATACTACTGTATTGTTGCGTCGTATTTACGATTCTCTTTATGATGCCCTTGAAAGCAATAGCATTCCTGCTGCTGTGCTCGTTCTTGCTAAGTATCAGTATCAGGCAGCATTTGTTGCCGACCAAGAAATAAATATGCTTGCTTGTTTAACCGAAATTATGGTGGAGTGTAATTTTAAATGATTGATGTAAAACTGCTTCGAATTACTACTGGAGAAGAAGTTGTTGCCGAACTTCTTTCTGAAACTGAAGAAACTATTACTGTTCAAAATGGTCTTGTAGTTCTTCCCACGAATACTGGTGTTGGGTTTGCTCCCTGGGCAACGGTGATCAGCAAAGAAAACCCTGAGATTACAATGTCCAAGAGGCACGTTGTATATGTTGCAGAGGTTCAAGAAGATGTCTGCAAAAAATACAATGAAATGTTTGGCAGTAAGTTGATTACTCCAGATAAGAAAAAACTCATTGTATGATCATGAAAAATAAAAAAACAAAGGTATTAGCACAGATGAAGTCATCGCACTATTATATCTTCTGGGGCATCTGCACCGTGGGAGTTATTTTTGGCCAACTTTATGTTGGTTCTGGATATAGAGTCATGGCAGATAGTGTAAATAATCTTACCTATAGTCTTGTGAGGGAATTGGATGCGCCTACTCAGTATCGATAAAACTAAATTGGTAGAACCAAGAGTGAAGACTACACCTGAGAATGTGCAAGAGGCAAATGAAGCATTGTTTCGTGCTAAAATGACTCTACCTGCTGCCGCAAAACATTGTGGCATGACCGAGAAGGAAATGAAACTCACCTTCTGGGAATTTTTGAAGTATCATCCTAAAGATTATGAAGTCCCTGAAAACACCTCTTCGCTACCCAGGCGGTAAATCCCGCGCTTGTACTAAGATGGATCCTTACTTCCCTGATCTGGGGAACTATGAGGAATTCCGTGAACCTTTTATTGGTGGTGGTAGTGTTGCTATTCACATTACTAAAAAGAACCCACACATCAAAGTTTGGGTGAATGATCTCTACGAACCTCTTGTCAACTTCTGGCAGCAACTCCAGATGTTTGGACGTGAGATGCGAGATGAACTGCTGCAACTAAAATATCGTCACATAGAACCAACTAGTGCAAAAAACTTATTCCTTGACGCCAAAGCATATCTTGCAAGACCTTTGGAAGACAGTGAAAATTTCCACCGTGCTGTTTCCTTCTATGTGGTTAATAAGTGTTCTTTCTCAGGTCTTACTGAATCCTCCTCCTTCTCCGCCCAAGCAAGTGACTCCAATTTCTCCATCAGAGGTATTGATAAATTGCCAGGTTATTCAGAAATAATCAAGAACTGGAGAATCACTAACTACTCCTATGATTATCTTTTGAATAGTGAACTAGATAGAAAAGCATTTGTATATCTAGATCCCCCATATGATATCAAAGATAATCTCTATGGTAAGAAAGGATCCATGCATAAGGGATTCGATCATGACCTATTCGCAGC